GCGAACAACATGGCGATTGCCTCCGGCCCGCAGGTCGAGGTGATCGTGGATCGCTTGCCCGAGGGCGAGGACATCACCTCGATGTTCCCGTGGAAGATCTGGCAGATGACGTCGGATCGCACCGGCGGCGGACAGCGGGCGGTCAACTTCTTCCAGCCGCAGAGCAACGCCAACGAGTTGATGGGCATCTACCTGCAATTCTCCAAGCAGGCGGACGAGATCACCGGCATCCCCAACTACGTCTACGGCTCGGCCAACGTGTCGGGGGCGGGGCGCACCGCCTCTGGTCTGTCGATGCTGATGGACAACGCGAGCAAGGGGATCAAGCAGGCCATCGCCAACATCGACATGGCAATCGACGGGGTCATCTCGCGTCTGTACATCCACAACATGATCTTCGACCCGGACCCGTTCCTGAAGGGCGACTTCCGTGTCAACACGCGTGGCGCGATGGGCCTGATTTCCCGCGAGCAGCAGGCCGTCAACAAGCGCGAATTCCTCGCCCAGACAGCCAACCCGCTCGACGCGCCGCTGATGGGCGAAGACGGTCGCCGCTATCTGTTGAAGGAAGTCGCACGCTCGCTGCAGATGGACACCGACAAGCTGGTGCCTGCTGCCAAGCCACAGCCGTTGCAGGCGACCGGCGCGCCGCCGCAACAGCCGCCGCCGAATCAACAGCCACCGGGATCGTTGCCGCCACCCGGCGCGGGCGCACCCGGCGGCTTGCAGGGCGCAACAGAGCAGCCTATGCTGCCGCCAGACGCGGGCGGCTCCCCAGCACCACCGCAAGGGGCACCAGCCCCGTAAAGAGAGAGATCCCATGAGCAAATCGGGCAAGTCGCTGCCGCCGTGGCTGCAGGACAAGGGTGACGACAAGGGCAAGAAGGCGCCGCCGAAGAAGATGGCGAACGGTGGCGCGGTCGGCATGTACGCCGCGACCAAGCCCACCGCACAGATGGCGCAGCGCGGGTCACCCGCTTCTGCCGCGGCCGGTGCCGGCGCCGCCGCCCAACAGATGGCGCAGCAGCGCGCCGCGGCCTCCCGCCCCGCTGCGCCCGCCGCCGCGGCGGGTTCCGCGATGGCCGGCATGAAGCGCGGCGCCTACGCCGACGGTGGCAAGGTCGCCAAGGCCCCGAACAACAAGGCGTCGATGCCGAAGAAGGAAGCGCGCAGCGACCCGAAGCTGGCGGGCAACGCGAAGGGCAACGTCATCCACCTGAAGAACGGTGGGAAGGCCAAGGCGTGCTGATGGGACACCCACGCGACGGCTGGCAAGGCCAGAGCCACAAGAAGACGTCGAACGCGGTGTCGCACGGCGTGCGCAACCACGCCGGCATGGGCTTCCACCGCGCGCGCCGGTTCGACGACGGCGGCATGGTCGAGATGCCCGAGCAGCTATCGGGTCCGACCGACGCGCCCGAGCAACTGTCCGGTCCGCCCGAGGAGATGCCCGAGCAACTGGCCGGTCCCGGCATGGAGGCGCCCGAGTCCACGATGCCCAGCGCGCCGCCCGAACAGAGCAAGCCCGGTCTGGCCGACATGGATCAGGACATGGCGAACGCGGGCGCCAAGGCCGGCGCCGCCGCGGCGCTGCAGGACAAGGTCAAGGCCGAGGGCATGACCAAGAACATCGAACGCGGCAAGCGGTTCCTCGCGTCGATGGATGGCCCGGTCGGCCAAGGCGCGCGCTCGGTGATGGCGATGCAGGAGAGCAAGGCCGCCACCAAGAAGCTGCGCGACGAGGAAGACAGCGTGTCGCGCGCCCAGAAGCAGGCCAAGGGCACCGCGCAGCGCGAGGAGTCGGAATCCTTTGGCGACGCGGTGTCGCGCAGTCCCGCGGGTCAGGCGCTGGGCAAGATGTCCCGCGTGGTCAAGGACGCCTTCCGCGAGTTCGCGCCGAAAGACAAGAAGTAGGTGGAGCGCGCTGAAGACAAGGTTCTGTCCGCTCTGTCGGGGCTGAAAGGCAATCCCGACTGGGCGGTGGTGTTGGAGTGGATCGAGTTGAGCGCCCGCACCAAGACGGTCAGCCTCACCTTCGCCAAAGACGAGGTGACGGCGCGCTGGATGCAGGGTGCGCTGCAGGAGTTGAACGAGATTCTGGCAATCAGCAACAGAGCAATGGATGTGCTGCACCGTAAGAGGACCACCGAACGCAGTTGATCGGCAAACACCTACCGGTGTCGAAGCGAAGACGGACTTCCGCTCGCGGGACATGACAGAGGCTTGCACAAATGGCACTTCCCCAAGCAGTCGAGAGAGCAGAGCAACTGGCGAACAAGCTGCACGCCGAGGCGTATGGCACGGGCGACACACCTGTTGTCACGGCCCCACCGGAACCGATTGCGGTTCCCGCTCCGGCGCCAACCACACCTGCGCAGCCCGCTCCGGCAACGGAACACGCGGCTCCGCCCGAGGATTCGTGGGAGGCTCGCTACAAGGTTCTGACCGGCAAGTACAACGCCGAGGTCCCTCGTCTGTCGGCGGACAATCGCGCCTTGAAGGAAGCGGTGACCGAGTTGACCGGCAAGGTCGGCACGCTCACCAAGCAGATCGAAGACGTACAGAGCAAGGTTCCAGTGGAACCGCTCATCAAGCCGGAGGAGGTCGCCGAGTTCGGCGAGCCGCTGGTGGACATGGCCCGTCGTGCCGCGCGTGAGGTGCTGGCGCAATCCAGCAACGCCGCGCAGCGTGACATCGCCGCTGTCCGCACCGAGGTCACGGACCTGCGCAAGTCGGCATCCGAGATCCAGTGGCAGAACTTCATCGACCTCGTGACGACGATGGTGCCCGACTGGGCACAGATCAACGTCAACAGCGACTTCCTGTCGTGGCTGGATGGGCTGGACGATCTGTCGGGGCAAACCCGCCAGATGCTGCTGGACCGTGCGAAGGACGCTCGGGACGCACAGAGGGTGGCGCGCTTCTTCACCCAGTGGAAAGAGGCCAACCAGAACGCGGCGAGTAACGCGCGCAACGCATTGGAGTCGCACGTCGTGCCCGATTCGTCGTCGAGGACGGTGGTGCCTACGGGGAAGCAGATCATCACCCGTGCGCAGATCCACGCCTTCTACGCCGACTGGCGCTCCGGGCGCATCGACGACGCGCGCGCGATCCTCACCGAAGCCGAAATCAACGCCGCCATTGCCGAGGGCCGCGTGCGCTGACCGCGCCGCAGTCCCCGTGACGCAGGGTAGGCGTCACCCACAGAGAGAGCATCATGCCCCCGATCTTCCCCGTCGATAACGGCCCCGACTATTCGTCGAACGGCACGACCGCCAACGCGCGGTTCATCCCCGAAGTCTGGAGCGGCAAGCTCCAAGTGAAGTTCTACAAGTCCACCGTCCTGTCGGAAATCACCAACAACGACTGGGAAGGCGAGATCAAGGGGCACGGCGACAAGGTGGTGATCCGCAAGACGCCGGACATCACGGTGTCGGACTACGCCAAGAACAAGGCGCTGACGCCGACCATGCCCGACACCACGTCGCTCGAACTGCTGATCGACAAGGGCAAGTACTTCAACGTCATCCTCGACGACGTCAACGCGGTGCAGTCGGACCTGAAGCTGATGGACAACTTCACGAACGACGCCGCCGAGCAGATGAAGATCAAGATCGACGCCGTCGTGCTGAATCACCCGCCCGGCAGCCCGACCGCACCGTGGTCGAGCGTGGTGGTCGCCGGCAACAAGGGCGACACGGCCGGCGTGGTCAGCGGCAAGATCAATCTGGGCAAGACCGCCGCCCCGCTGATCCCCGCCAACGCGACGGCGGCCGGCTCGCTCGGTGGCGCGACCTGCAACCCGGTGGACATCATCCTGCGCGCCGGCCTCGTGCTGGACGAGCAGAACGTGCCCGAGACGGGGCGCTGGATCGTGCTGCCGGCGTGGATGGGCTTCATCCTGAAGTCGTCCGACCTCAAGCTGGCGTACCTGACCGGCGACGACAAGTCCCCGATCCGCACCGGGAAGATCGGCACCATCGACCGTTTCACGGTCTACCTGTCGAACAACTACGAGGTGATCGTGGACACCGGCAAGGTGGCGCCGTGCGAGTGCCTGTTCGGCACGAAGGATGCAATCTCCTTCGCCTCGCAGATCACCAACGTCGAGACGCTGCGCTCGCAGACCACGTTCGGCAACATCGTGCGTGGCCTCAACGTGTTCGGCTACAAGGACACGAAGCCGGAGGCGATGGGCGTCGTGTACGTCGCGCAAAGCTGATCTGTTCGGCCGCCTGAAGCCCGTCGGGGGAAACCCCGGCGGGTTGTCGTTCGACCGACAGGAGCAGCCATGCTGGCATCCGATGTCCTGACGCGCGTGCGTCTGTTGCTGCAAGACCCGGACGGTGTCCGGTGGCTCGACGCCGAGCAGTTCCAGTGGCTCACCGACGGCCAGCGCGCCATCGTGGTGGTGCGCCCGGACGCGAGCGCGAAGAACGCCGAGATCGAACTGGTCGCCGGCAGCAAACAGACGTTGCCGGACGATGGCCTGCGTCTGTTGGACGTGGTGCGCAACGTCCCCGTCACCG